GTTGCACTCACGTGGCGACTGGCACCGTATCGCTAAGGAATGGAGCGTCAGTCCACAGGTCGTCAAGGTCGTCAAGGTCACTTTTAGCGGAGGGGTTTGATGGGCAAGGTCTTAATCAAAGCGTATGAGTATCAAATTGGACCTGACGGTAAGCCTCAGATGTATTACAATTTGAGCGGAAGAGGAAGAAGTGGAGGAGGCGGCGACGGACCACGTGGTCGTACATTCAGAAGTAAGTTGGGCGGTAGATTAGGTGGAGCAGTAGGTGTAATGGCTGCACTCACAGGCGAATCACGAAGTGCTGGCGGATTAGCAGGGCAGATGTTTGCTGGCTATCAACAAGGCTCTGCTGTGGGTCAAGGACTCGCTAACATGGCAACTTCACGCCGACGTCAAGCACGTGCTGATATTCGTGAAGGTGAAAAGCAAGCCCAAGCAAAGGGTGATGCACAAGCACGTTTAGCAGGCGAAAGAGAAATGAAACGCCGAAGAGGACTTGACTTTGACCCTAATATGTCGTTACAAGAAATGCGTGACATGGGTCCTACGCCAAGAAGAAGAAGCATACTACCCGGCATCGGTGGCAAAAACATGACAAGGTTTGGATATGAGTTAGCAGACCACCAATCGGAACAACAAGCAATCGCTGCCGAACAAGCAAAGCGAGAAGGAAGAGAACGTGCTGCTATGGAACGTGCAAATCTTGGGGATGACATTAGTTTGTTGCAACGTGTTAGAGGGATGAATCCAGAAGCGCTGGCAGCGGTTCAACAAGCACAACCAGTAGTACCGACGACACAGATGCCTGCTGCGCCAATCCAACCTCTTTCTAATGAAACAAGTAGACAGATTACAGAAGGCGAACAAATACCCGCTCCTAATGCACCGTATGCTGACCATGATGCTGACCTCACTACAGGTCAGGAGAATTTGAATCAGTTTAGAGAAGAAAATCCTGACGTACAAGGTCAGCAAGGTCAAGAACCCGAAGTAAATTTGAATGAACAGAATTTAAGTAGACTGGCGCAGATGATGGGGAGTGAGCAATGAGCGATGCAGAGGGCGTCAAGGCACTCGTTGATGAAATCGATATTGAAATGTCGAAGAAATCATTCAAGTTCTTTTTCACTGAAATACTTGGCTTCGATTACGCTGACCATCACGAAGCATGGGACAACGGTCTGAACGGTCATCGTTACTACTGTGTCAAAGCGAGTCGTGACCACGGCAAATCAGTTTTCTTTATGTCCTATGCCCTTTGGATTGCAGCATTCAACCCGAACACTCACGTCATGGTGTTCAGTCACTCTCTTGAACAAACACTTGAGCATATGCGATTCATTCGCAGCAACATCGATATGGCTGACATCCTCAAGCCACTCAAGCCTTCTGGAAAACCTTGGGCTAAATCCTACTTTGAATTCACAAACGGCAGCCGTATCATGGCAAAGTCCGTTGGTGGTGCTACTCGTGGTTTCCACCCTGACGTGGTTGTGTGCGATGATATTCTGTGGGGTACAACCGTATCCGAACTTCAACGTGCAGCCGACTGGTTCTATACCGTTCTGCTCCCTGTACTGCACCACACAGGTCGAATGATGATGGTCGGTACACCGTTTTCGTACAATGACCTGTACGCTGAACTTGAACAAAAAGAAACCTTCCAAGTCGAAACCTATCCCGCTATCTTAGAAAACGGCGAACCGTTATGGCCGGGACGTTGGCCGCTTGATGCACTCCGAATGCGTGAGAAGTCAATGCCTGCAATCAAATTCGCTCGTGAATATCTGTGTGAACCGATTCACGATAACTCAAGTATGTTCCCTCATAGTCTGTTGGAGAAAGCCCGTGACGAAAATCTCGTGCTTCTTGACCACGCTGAACAAGAATTCGACGAAGAAGGCAACGCAGCAGGCGTATTCGGTCAACACTTTGTTGGCTGGGACCCTGCGATTGCAAGCGATTCAAACGCTGACTACACAGCCATGACCGTATTGCGTGTGCTTCCCGGCTCTGAGGAGAAACAGTTAGTTCACGTCATCAACCAAAAGGGATTGAGCGGTGCTGCACAAAAACGTAACATCCTCCTCCTCAACAATCGATTCCAGCCTGACTTGATTGAACTTGAAGGCAACAACTTCCAACGAATGTTCGCTGCTGAACTTCAAGAAATGCGAGATGACATCCCTATCAAAACCTTTATGACCACGAGACAGCGCAAGGAAAGTATGTTCATGTCGCTGCTTATGGCTTTTGAGCAAGGTAAACTGAAAACACCTTGGGGCGACGAACGCAGTAAAGAATTCACAAGAGAACTTGAGAAGCAACTCAGTCGATTCGGTATGAAGAAAGACGGTAAACTTGAATCCGTTGGCTCTCACGATGACTTAGCGATGTCAATTGCTTTGGCGAACTGGGCGACCAAAGAATTCAGAGGAAGCGTTATGCTACTCGATGACGACCTTCCGGGCTTTGACAAGTGGTTCCTTGATTCACCGAGTCAGGGCGCTTCTCGTATGACAGGAGATGATTGGTTTGTTGCTTGACCCGTTTGAACAGGCTTGGCTTTTGCTTAAAGCACAAAGCAGAGAGCAGCAATTGAGAGATGATGTTGCTCGTCACAAAGCCAGTGTAGAAAGAATAACTGGTCACCTTACAAGAGGACACCCGAATTACATATCTATGGAATCAATTCGTCAATCCTTCGGTTCAACACCCGAAGCATTGGAAAGGGACAAAAATGCTTATGAAAAAAGCAAAGCCAAGTTAGAAGAATACATGGGCGGACGTGGTGCGAAGGAAGCAGAGCGCAAGAAAGAGCGAACACGTCAGCAAGGAATAAAGAATGTTGAGTTTTCCGATGCAGCAAGAGAACGCAGCAAAGCACGCCAGCAATCAGCGCAAGCAAAAGATGACGCTCGTGTTCAGGCGGAAAAGGATGCCGAAGAAGCAAAGCGTCGAGCCGAAGAAGAAAAGCATGAAGCAAACCGTATCAAAGTCAAAAGAAGAACAGAGTATCAAGAGCGTAAACAGAAGCGTGAAGGTAAATCTACATCAGAAGAAACCGCTATAGACGACCCTGATGCCCCAATTGAAAGCGTGCTTGATGAGGTTAATCGACGTGAGCGAGCAAAGTTAGGAGATGCAAATGAACCTGTCAAACCTCAGCCTGAACGCAGACTTGTTGGCATCAAGCCCAAGCCTCAACCCAAAGAAGAAGAAGAAGATTGGGAAAAGGACTTAAGAGAACAATCGAGTACGTTCTCATACGACCCATACGGAGATAACTAATATGTGGCCTTCACTAATCGTAGGAGAATCTGACATTCATTTGGATATGGGTGAAGAGCAATCGACAATGATTGCTTCTTCTCTACTGGCTCATCCTTCTTTGAGGGATGACATGATGAAGGCTGTCAAGATTGCTAAAGAAGCCGTCCCACAGCAACCTATTCTACAAATCGAAACACATTCGTTTCCAGAAAATGGCGACTCGTGGTTCGATGCTTATCTCGGCAAGAGTGCTGACGAAGTTGTCAAAGACCTCAAGCGTGCTCGCCGTAAGATGAAGGACATGAAATTCGACATTGACAGTGCTATCAAAAGCGTACGTGCTCTCAAAGCACAAGAAGTCGAACAGACGTTGGCGACTATACCTTGGGCATCAGAATACGGCGGTACGATTCGTAATCTTGGTCTGAGCGACAGAAACCTCAAATCACTTAGGACATTCTCTAAGTCAAGAGAATCCACATTGCTTCGTGCTTGTCATATGTGGGAAGCAGCAGATGAGGCACTCAAGATGCTCGATGACTTTGAAGATGTATGGGGTGACGAAGAACAATCTGCTTGGGTTAATGCTATGCAACAAAGACAAGACGCTCGTAAAATGTGGCGCAGTGGGTTGCATCAAGTTGATACTCTGAGCAAAGAGCAAAAGAATTGGCTTGAAATGGCTCGTCAAGAACTTCAAAGCAAAGGACACATGGGGGCTCGTGATATTACAGCCAACCTTATTGAAAAGGGCGTTAATCGAATCTCAGCGACTCGTATGAGTAAACTCCTATCCATGTTCGGTGAAGAAATGGATATTGTCAAAGCACCTCGACGAGGCGAATACATTCTACTTTCCTGTGATGGTCTGGTTATCAAAGACCCTTGGGCGTATGCTGCTGGATTTATGGATGCTGACGGCTCTATCTTTATCACAAAGCGAGGAGAAGTCCGAGCATCAGCAGTAGCGACTGGAGACAGAGGTAAAATTCATTGCGAGAGATTGCAGAAAACACTGGGTTGTGGCACACTTTCACTCAATGAAAAGATGTCAAAGAACAGTAAGCGAACAACTCACAGACTCAATTTCCACTCACGAGATGACTTGAAGAAAGTTCTTAACGGAGTGCTTCCGCACTTGCAGTTGAAGTCCACTCAAGCCAAAGCCGCTTTGCGGTTTCTTGAAGAGGATGACAACGTGAAGAAGGAGCAATACAGGATGTTAGTCATGTTTGAAAATTGGAAAGATGACGTCGATGCAGTTCAGAAGAAACTGGATGCATGGGGCGTCGATGCGGATACTATCCGTTCATGGGGAAGTGATTTGTGATGGCAGACGATAAAGTCAAGGGTGTATTAGGTCGTCTTGCTGACAGGTTCAGAAGAAGACGTACACCAGAACCTCAGATGCCTCTCTATACAACAGGTATCCAAGAACCAGTTGTTGTTCAAGGTATTACTATTCCAGCACTGTATTCAGTCGCATCAGAGAATTTGATTCTACGTACAGTTTTGTCAACACTCAAGCAAGAAATATTCCGTCGTGGTTATTATTGGGACAAGGCATTTCACCAAAAGTGTATACAATGCGAAAAAGAGTACGAACACGACGTTGACGCCTGTGTTGATTGTGGAGGAGAAGTTCGTCAGCCTGAACCAAGTGAAAAGGTATATGCTCAGTGGCTTGTAGAACAGCGTAACTCGATGGAACAAACTTTTATGGATGTTTTGAGAGAGATTGAACAAGACCTCAACATTATGGACGATGCATTCCTTATTCTTGTCAAAGAATACTATATCGACCCTGAAACAAACGAAGTTGCATTCTATCGTATCAAAGAAATTCTTCGTGGTGACCCTATCTTCATGCGTATTGTTGCAGACAAGCGGGGTGTACGTGGAGGTCGATACAAAGTATGCCCCCTCCATCGTACAGAAGTACGTGGTTACAGCGAAGGTCAGAAGCAGTGTGATACCTGCGGACACGATTTAGAAGACGTACACCACGTGAATACTGGCGGTGCTGGTAAAACGCAATACTATCTCAAGGGAGAAGTCATCCACGTCAGTAAATACAATCCATCGAAACTCTATGGCAAGTCACCTGTGTCAACACTATGGCGCCAAGCAATGACACTTACAGCAATGGACAATTACATGTACACTGCATACAGTAAGCGTCGTGTACCCCGTGGTTTGATTTCTATCACAACAGACAACCTTGAATCGATGAAGTCGTTTTGGAAGGGTGTTGACGAGAAACTTGAACGTGACCCTCACTACATCCCTAAGATTGGTATCGAAAGTCAAAGCGGACGTGGAGGCGTCAATTGGATTAAATTCATGGATACGATGGAAGAGATGCAATACATTGCTGTACGTGATGAAATGCGAACACGCATTGCTGCATTCTACGGTGTATCAAATGTGTTTATGATGGATACAGGTAAGTCAGGTGGACTGAACAACGAAGGTCTGCAAATTCTTGTCACCAATCGTGCAGTTGAATTTGGACACAAGGTGTATACCGACCATCTCTTTCCTCGACTCATGGAAGAAATGGATGTTCATGACTGGAAACTCACCCTTTATCCAAACGAGGAAGAAGACGAAGTCACTCGACTACGACGTGACGAAATGGAAGTCAATATCGCACAACGGATGATGCAACTTGGATTCAAGCCTGAACTCATCGAGGAAGGCGGACGTGATTTGAGATTTATCTACAAGCCTATGGAACCGGGTCAACCGGGTCAACCGGGTCAAGGTGGAGGTATGCCCGGAGGACCAATGCCAATGGCACAGCCCGGTGGCTTGCCAAGTCGTAACATGAATCCACAGATGGCAGGTGCGTTAGCAGGTCAAGCAAGCGCAGGCTTGAGAGCAGCACAAGGTCCAGCATCACAGCCCGGTGGAGAGGGGATGGGTATGCGTACTCCACGAGGACCTGCAAGTCCTCAAAACAGAACATCGATGGGTTCAGGAGCACCGTTTTCAAGTGTCCAGCAACGAGGACCGCAAGGCAGTCCTCTCAGTCAAGCGATGAATAATATACGAAGATTCTGACAAAACATTCAATACAATGGAGGTTATGGGATGCGTATGGACCTAGCGAAGATGGACCCAATGGCTCGTAAAATGCGCTCACATGTTGATGCGTTTTTCAAAGCAATCGAAAACAACGACAGCGTATCTGCAAGTTCTCACATAGGTGAGGTTAGCAAGTACGCAGAATACCTTTCAGAAGACGTATCAAAAGCAATCATGAAGTCTGATACACCTTCAACTAACGGCGTCAACGACATCTATGCAGGCGGCGTACCAGTTCGTAAGTTCAATAGCATTCAAACTGTTCACGAAGCAACAACACAAGTCTTGCCGGGTACTATCCGAACAAGCCGACGTGGGCCTATCATGCAGCGTCGAAACAACAGGAATCTCTGAGGTGAAATAATGAGCGAAGAAGTCGTAGAAGAGGGAGCGGCTGAGAAACTCATGGGTGCTCTTATCAACAAGATGGAGAGCATGGACCACAGTTTGTCACTTCTCAAAGCAGAAAACGTAGCACTCAAGAACATTGTAGCAGACCCTGCTGCACTTTTGAAGCGTGCTGGATTTATTCGACACGGGTCGAACAGTGCACCGATGGATATTATGCCTGACCTGTTCCGTGGAGACTCACAATATGATATTCTAAAGAACGAATCCGACAGTGGAGTACCGTTGCCTGAAACCAACGCAGACTTCCACGCTATGGATTGGTCGGATATTCATCGCCTTGCAGAAGAATCGAAAGGTAACGGAAACATAGGCAACAACATGGGAATGGAGTGATAACATGCGACCAAGATACGAACCTAGAAGTTCAAAGATTGACCAACTAATGAAAGCAGCGAAAGAAGTCGAGAACCGACTTATCACTAAAGAGCAAGGTGTTACCTTCCAGCAAAAAGAAGGAACAGCATTGGGCGATGTCCAGTTCCATTCACAAGTCGGTGGAGAGACTGGTGTTCAAAACCAATACTACTCGACCAACCAACGACTCATTGATGTCGAAGATGTCAAGAACAAGGGCGCAATTTCAGAGAAGAGCGACATACTCGATAAGAATCCGTACTATCCTACAGCCCTTTCAACACTTGCAGGTCACTTTGTAGATGGTGGCGGTGAAGCGCAGTCTCTCAAAAAGGCTTTAGAAACTCGACTCAACCGCCAATGAATGGCGGTGATTGAGTGACTATTCCGAATCCCAGTGATGGTAACCAAGTCGTTGACCCCGCACGACAACAGGGCGGTCAATACAGCGATGAACAAGAATCACTTGGAATCGTTGACCCGATGACCGAGCGCTATGCCGCTGGTTTAGAAGAAGCACCCAAAAACATTTCAGAATCATTTCCGGGTCAGTACCCTGAGGTTGGTCGTATAAGACAACCTCAAAACGTCGACCACATAGGTCAGGATTGGTTGCACCAACAGATACTGCCTGCTACAAGAGCACACGAAGGAACAGCCAGTGAACATTTTGGCGACATGTCGATGTATCACCCTGACGTTGCGCCGCTTTGGGATGAGCGTACAGTCAACAATGGTGTCGATATGCCTGCATGGTCAGAGCGTTTAGATTCATTTGCACGAAACGGTGTATCGAGAGTACACGATGCAAAAGAAAGAGCACATCGAAAGCACTATCCTGATTCTGCTCTATACACATATGGTATGTATGGACCTCACAACACACACGTTACACAGCATGAATTGTATGAAAGAAGTTACAACAATTGGCTACAGAGTGAAGAGGGGCAGGGTTTTTCTAAAGATTTAGATGAAGGTGGTATACATGGTGCTGAACAACAAAGGTATCTTCGACATTATCATTTAGGCTCAACACAAGAATCGTGGATGGACGATGACACTCACGAAGAAACAGGTCGACGAAAAGGCTTGGGCGAGATGGATTACTATCTCGGCCTTGAGTGGCTCACACCCGGCGAACGTGCTAAGGTGTACAGACACATCAAGGAACACGGCTTCCACGACAAAAACAATTACACCATCAGCGACATTCACGTAGGCGACAAGCCTCTTTCGATGGGTCGACTCGTTTCTAATTATCACCAGCGATACGCACCAGTATTCAATCATCACACTCGTGACCCTGACGCTACAGGTCAAGCATTCGCAGTTGGTATGATACCCGGTGGCTCAACTCAAAAGATGAATCCGAGCACACTTTATGAAGATTTAGAAAACAGTGAACTTGGGAAGAAACTTCGTAGATATTATGAGGACTTCGACGACGAGGTCGAGTACCTTCCGAGATTTGCAGAAAATGGTTTCAAGCCGGGTACCGAACCTACGATGGATTTGCGTGGCATACATGCTCTCGCAGGTGTGAAGGCAGGTGCCGACGGTAATCTCACATTCCACAAAAAAGGCGAATCCCCGCATTATGGTGAAGGCTGGACAGGTGACCACGATTGGACAATTCAAGAAGTCGAAGATTTCTTAGAGCCGCATTTGCATATGCAAAAAGCACAAGGTGCAGGTCGAATCGCTCGTAATCACATACAGATGTACACCTCACCTCACCTCTTGACAGAAGGCGAAGGTGCACATCCTGAGTCGTACACATTAGGCGAATCAGAATCACTCGCACATCACTGGTCAGTTCCCTTTGAAGGCAGAGGTGGTTTGGGTAAGACACACACAACGAAGTTGGATATGATGCACCAGTCTCTTTTACTGGAAGGAGAATATGACGGACTGCTCGGTCGTAAGCAGGCGAGACAAGACGTGTTCAGTGGACGACCGCTTCCATCGGGGGAGGCTTTAGAGACGAAGGGTGGTGAAGTGCTAAACCTGCACAGTAAGGTCAGCGGTTTGCTCGCTCCGTTCTATCCGCCTATATCTGAACTTGGAGAAGCACGTCGTGCAATCAAACGAAGAAACCAAGTCGAAATGACGTCTGTGTCGGAGATTGACCCTACTGCTGGTTTTATCGCATCGCTTTCTCCACACAATACGTTCATATCGGGTACAGGTGCTTTAGCCAATGCAAAAGTCAATCAAGGTTTGCAGGGCACTACTCATTCGCCTGAACATCACAACAAACTATACAGGCAATCGTTAGCGGCAGGTCGCACAGAAGGTACAAGTAAGTTGAAAGATTTACGTAACGAAGTAGGTGGATTTGGGGTATCACAAAGATTTACACACGGTATAGGTCACGCATTTGGACAGGCCGTAGAAGATGGTAAATTAAAGCGGGACGGTGATGTTTCTCACCAAGCCATAAAACTGGTCGGTATGATTGGCGGATTGAACAACCCTGCTATGCCTGCTCAATACGATGTTAGTGCTCCTCATCAGTTACCGTATGAGGCAAAACTGCCGATTAGCAGAGAAGATTACGACCTGCGTCAGCAAACACATACCGACCGCTACGAACAAAATAAAAACAAGTTGGCTGAACTTGATGAAATACTTAGAAATATGGAAACCAACATGAGTCCAGAAGAAAGACTTACCATGGAACGCTCTCTTCAAAGTTTAGAAACACGTCCACTTCGTGAGAATGAAGTTAGGTACAAATCATTACGTTCCCAAAGGGAAGCATTGGATGAAAAAACTCATGAATATGATGAAGCCGAAGAGGAATTGAATAAATTATTTGAAGAACGAGAATTGCTTCCAGAAGGCAGTGAAGGACGTGACCACCTTGACCATCTAATTGATGAACAAAGTGAAGTGTTAAGAGAGATAGGTCGAAAACACTACGGTTCTAATTCAAGAGGTCAAAAGAAGGTTGACGTCGACGAAACACATCACAAGCAAGTCTCAGGCCATCACGAAGCAATCGCACAGATGGCTGAGAAGATTGGTGAAGAGATTGAAAAGCAAATGCCTGAATTGTATTCAATGGTGCATCCTGACACTATGGCTGCTTGGAAAATGTTTGCAGCCAATAAGTATCTTGCTGAACAGGACTCAGAGCATCACAATTTGACCGCTCCAGTAGCAGGTCACGAAGTAGTTGACTCGGAACTAAAAGGTGCGACGGATAACAGCCATGATGCTATATCTTACAATGTACATGAAAACGGCCATGAAATCAATTCGGATATGAGCAAAGATGATGTTGCTAAGTTGTTGTTTGGTGATGACCCTAAGCCGTATCAGATTCGTATGGCGAAAGATTTGCTAAGGAAAGTTAAGAAAAGAGGCAAACCACTCAAAGCAATGTCAATGATGGACTTGTCAGGTCGTATGGCTGAATCAGGCGACAAACACTTCTCAGGCATGAAAGCACTTGGTCATGAGAAGGTTCTTGAGGACTTGGTTAGTTTCAAGCGACACAAGCCTGATTACGATAATGACCCTTCGTACACTGTACCTACGAAGCGTACGGTCCCTCCATCGGGTGGTAGAAGTAAGAACTCACACCCTACTGCTAAAGACATTAGTAGAAGTCATGCATACAGAGCAGCACAGCGGGTTCATGCAGCGTTGTCTACACACAAAACAAAAGTTGCTTTGGGAGAAAGGTCATTAGAGATTTTAACTCCATCAGAGCATAATCAAGAAGATTTGAAAGGTAAATTTAGAAATGAAACCTTGGGTTACGACATCAGCGATAAGCCAAACGAGTTGAAAAATGAAGCAACGCTTCATGACATGGTCAACCATCTTCATGGTATTATGGTAACAGATGCAGACGAATATGACGCATCAAAGGTCATTGATACAGAAAACAAACCAACACTGCTCCACAAACCAATCGGTCGAGCAGGTCACCCTAAGACAAAGGCCAGCATCATGTCGATGTTCAATTCCGATGGCCTGCGAGGAAATTTTGGTCACGTTCACGAAATACCGTTCCGTATGCACGTTGACAAGAGGACAGGTCAAATGTCGTTCAAGCAACGTGACACTCCTAAGAAGATGAGGCTGATGACGCCAAACGAGAACACAATACGCAGAATCATGCCTGACCATCTTTTGGGACAATTAGGCACATCTGAATTCCGCACCAACCCTTTTCAATTGCTACCCCCAGCGATACGTGTGAACAGAGTAGGTCAACCGTTTATGGACACTGCTTCGGCATTCCACACGAAAATGGATGGACCCGCACTGCTTGCATCGTTGACGAACCCTGATTATATCCGTAAGGATATGCCTGAGGGCTTGCCATCACTGCAACCGATGCATCGAATCTTTGACATCGATGACCTTGAACACTTACGTGGTTTCACAGGCGACTGGATTGTAAGCGCATATCCCGAAGGCAAGCGAATGTTCGTTACTAAGAAAGACGACGATGTCGAGAGTAAGGGTTCGCTTACTGATGAAGAAAAGAAAGCATTCAAGCAGGTGTCTGACAAAGACTTCGTTGTCGATGTCATCCGTACAGACAAAGGACTCTACATCTTTGAAGTCGTAGAGTTCGACGACAAAGAGGTACACGACATACCGATTCAGGACAGAATCAAACTCTTGCGTGGTGCACTGGAAAGCGTCGAAGGTATCGATGCACCAAGCGCATCCGACACAAAACTCACAGATGACGTAGGGCTGGCTGACGCTATCAAGAACATTGACAGCGACCGTGTTATTCTACGTGATGCTAAATCCACATACATGAAAGGAGAGGCTCGTCATCCTAAGTGGGTCTTGTACCAGAAAGGCAACGATGTCACACTCATGGTTCTTGAGCGGCGAGGCGAATCACCCTACGTGTATCGACTCGGTACAGGTCCAATCATACACGGAGAGGACTTAGGTGACCGAGCGGTCAAGATTGAAGATGACATATACATGGACATCGGAGCCTCGTTCAATTCGCCTGACAAGTACGAAGTTGGAGACTATGTCAAAGTCAACGTATCGAATGTAACAGAAGGCCACGCATCTGAGAATCAGAAGGTGTATACCGTACACGCACCTCAAATCGAAGGTGAGGCGGAAGGCGAACCACTCGTTAGTACAGAGAGTCTTGCTATGTTAGCAAAGGCCGACTTCGACCAAAGTCCACTCAGTATCTATAGAAGTGACAGACACATCCGAGTTTCGTTTGAAGCAGGTGACGTTCTATACAAGGCTACGACACGTGGTCAGTATTGGACTGTACACACACCTGTAGCAGACAATGGTTATCTTATTCGTTTGGCTGAAAGCCAGCGACCCTTCTGGTCACCTGTTGCTGGTGTTATGCTCAAAGGTGACTTCTCTATAGAAGAACGTGAGGATAAGGCCGAAGTACACGAAAGCAAGAACGACGGCAAGCCGCTCATACCTCCGAAGAAGATTGAAGGTACTGGTACGTGGGACAAAGAGAAAGTCAAAGTCATGAAGAAGAGTGCTGAACTCCTTGAGAAATTGTTAGCGAAGAGTGGTATAGGTCAAGTAGGTATGTCATCGGCTGGTCCTAAAGGACTTGGTATAGACGTAGGCACACCTATACAGTCACCTACAGGGCCTACAAACCCTGATGATGCGAAAACTATGCCTGACTATGATGTTCGTGATGTTGAGCGTGAAAAGAAGGATAAGGAAGAAGAATCGAAGGACGTCGAAGAAGTCGATAGTAAGTTAGAACTTACAGAGGACAAGGCTGTATACCATATCTGATTATATAGAATGACGGATGTAAGGGATAGCATGGTCATGGCATCGCCACTACAAACCTCTCGTTTTGAGAGCAGTGGAACCCTATCGCTTTTGAAGAGCGACCGTGACCTCGTTATTGCAGGTTACGCAAGCGTTGAGATGGTCGACAAGCAAGGTGACCTTATCACAACAAACGCACTTAAGGGTGCATTTGACGGTTTTATGAAAGCGGAAGGATTCCGCAACGTACAACTCGCACACTCCAACATTCAAGTTGGAAGTGTTATTCCAGAGTACACTGACAGCAGTGGACGACTTTGGAAGTCTGGTGTCGATGACGCTGGACTCTTTGTTGTCATCCAAGTACGTGATGACATCGAAAAGGCTCGTGAAGTAGCCAATGAAATTCGCAAAGGCGCCCTTAGGGGTTTCAGTATCGGTGGACAAGCATTCAAGAGAATGAAGAAAGCCGACCAGAAACACGGTGATTACACCGAGATTTCTAAACTGGAACTTCACGAGGTAACGATTTGTGAAAAAGGTATTAACCCGGAGGCGACATTCCGTATATTGAAGGAGGACACAACAATGACTGAAAACACAGACATGAACACAATGAGCGAACTGTCGTCCGTCTTGGACCGCATAAACACCCGTCTTGACGTAATGGAAAAGGGCGAGGATGATAAAAAGATGCCTGCTTTCCTTCAAGGGAAAGACAAAGACGACGATGAGGATGATGACCAAGACAAAGGCAAAGAAATCGCCAATAACAAGAAAGAAGAAAAGATGTATGGTGCTGAACACAAAGGCGACATGGAAAAATCTGAATTCTCTGACGTTATCACACAAGACTACTTGCACTGGATGGAGAACACACTCAAGTCGGGCGGCGTCGACATTGCTGGCGCTCGCTCTCACTTCGATGCACTTGAGAAGGCACAACTTGGTGGCTTCGACAATCCATCCTCAGTCGATGGTGCTGACTACTTCGCTGGGCAAGTCAAAGGACGAGCCCAAGAAGGTGGCAACCCATCAACTGGCGCAATCGGTAAAATCAACAGCGGCTCCAAAGCCGACGTTGCAAAGGGTTACCTTTCACCAGAAGATTTGAGTGCAGCACAACTTGAAGAAGCATATGCTGCTTACAAGGCTGCTTCAATCGAGAAGCAACTCAAAGGCACACTCAGTGAAGTTTTCGCTGACCGCCTTGCAAAAGAACAGCGAAGTGAGGCTCACAGCCGACAAGCACAAGCATTCGACGCTCGTGCTCCACTCGCTAACATCGAAAAGGCTGTCGCCGCTCTAAGCGACCGAATCGACAACCTTGGCAGTGGCTCTGCTGGAACAAGCATCCAGAAGTCCGCTGTTTCTAACATCGAAATCCCTTCCACCGTTGACATGGGTAACATGTCTTGGGATGAGGTACACAGCCTCGCAGGGAGCATTTTCAACCAATGAATGGAGTGATTAAGAATGGCAAGAAATTATCTAAGAACAATAACCGACATGGAACGCTACTACTATGGTGCAGGCTCTAACATGGGCTTCCACTACTCAGGCAGCGAACTTCTGAAAGCAGACGCACCTATGCTGTCCACAACTGCTGGTACTTACCAAGCAATCTACGGACGCAAGGTTTGGTCACAACTCAACCAAGAGTTCAACGCATTTTCAATTCTTCCTAAGAAACCTTGGGACCGAAGTGGATGGCGTGTTGTAACCGCTCGTCCTGATTCCACCAAGGGTGGCGGAATTGCGGAGAACGGTACTCTACCTGAAACCACAAAACCAGTTTTCCAACACATCGCTGCAAAGCCTAAGACCATTGCACACACCTTCGACATGAGCGAAGTTGCAATCTTCCTTAACGACAAGGATGACGGACTTGGCGACATTCGCAGTGTTCTCAAAGAAGAAATGGGTAAGCACCACGCTGAGGAAATCAACAAGATGCTTCTCCAAGACAAAGGAACTGCTGCTGGCAACGACTACGAGTCTCTTGACCGTATCGCAACTGGTGACACCGCTGCTACTAACGACATCTACAGCATCGACCGAAGTGCAAACTCTTGGTCCCTCGCTGAGCACAACGAAAACAGCGGAACTGACAGAACACTCAGCCTTGACCACCTCGACGACATCTTCCAGAAGATTTGGGTACGTGGTGGAAACCCTAAGGTTATCCTCACTGGATACGACACATTGATGAGAATTCAACAACTTCTACAATCCCAACAAAGATTCATGGAAGAAAAGAGAGTCACCCCAACCTTCAACGGTGTAAAGGGTGTACCCGGTGTTGAAGCAGGTTTCATTGTTGCTACATACAACGGTGTTCCAATCATTCCATCCAAGGACGTTGAGACTGATACTATCAGCCGTATGTACTTCTTGGACACTGATTACCTACACTTTAGTGTTGCAAAACCAACTCAATACTTTGAGTCTGGTATTGAAACCGGTGACCCATTCGCCATTAACCGCCTCGGTCAAGAGGGACTTTACCGAACTATGGGTGAAGTATGGACAACTTTCTTTGGAGGTCACGGTTCAATCCGAGACTTGAAGTGAGGCTAATGGAGAAACAAAATAACAGGAGATGAAAACTATGGCAGTAACATTAACACGAACAACAGGAGCAGGTGGAGTAATGACCATCAAGACAGAATTGGACCTCTATGCAGGTACCCCTGAGGACAGTACAGCATGGCTTGACGGCGGTGCTGCGGCTGATTCTTATCCGGGTTCCTTGGATGGATTCCAAGCAAAGAACACAAACACAACAGATGCAGTCGGTGGGTTGAAACTCATCGTAGGTGAATGCACACTCGTACAAAACGCCAACGTATTTACAGTCGGAGGAGACGCAACTATTGTCCAGTCCGTCATCGTTGGTGGAAGCGGAGCAGCAGGCAAGTCTTTGACAGCCGTTGCAAGCGGTGGCACAATTACTTTTACGGCAGAGGCAACAATCGACACTACAGTCGGTTTCATGGCTATCGTGGCTTGAGGTGGTTTTTCTGCCTACAATAACCTCACTTGGTCCTTACTATGAACGTAGGGTTCCCGGTATGAAGCGAGTCTATGCGATTAGAGGAACTCCAATGGAAGTTTCTCAAGCGTGGCTCGACGAAAACCGCAAGTCTCTAATGAATCGCTTTTGGCGAATCGACGGAGACGAAGGAGTAACAGTCGACGAAGGAGCAGACGGTCTACCTGACGAAGGTTGGACTAAGAAAGACATCATGGCATGGCTTACAGGCCGTGGAGAATCCGTTGGTGGATATGCAACCAAAGCCAAACTATTAGGCTTGGTTGAAAAAACACTCAACCCTCCAGCACCTGAACCAACACCAGTTGTCGAAGAAGCACCAGTCGAAGAAGTAGCAGAAGAAACACAAACAACAGGAGATGAACAATAATGGCATTTACAACAACGATTGACGCACGACCGCACGCTTTAGGAGATTTGCTCTTAGTCACTGGAACTTTCACCAACGATGGTGGTTCAGGTGGAGGCGACATTGTGCTCGCCGACCAATTAGGTCAAATTTTTGCAGCAGGTTCAAACGCTAACGCAGCATCAGCACCAGTACACACTACTGAAATTGATGGCACTGTAACGACCACTCTAACTTTGGTCACAGGTGCTAACGTAAGCGGTACTTGGTGGGCATTAGGGAAGCGCTGAGGTGATTCACCTTGGCAGTTCTAAGTGGCTATGGTAACCGAGTAATCGGTCCTTACACCCCTCAACAGATGGCTGACGGTACAGCGACAGCACTAATCCAAACGGACCTACGAGCCACAGGTGGCACAGGTGCTCTTGGAGTAGCAGCGGGAAGCACAACAGCACTCGTTAGCGTTGAACCATTTATGTCGCTTGGACAGCATTACTTCCTACTTACCTACACGGTTTGAGGTGAGTAAGAGATGGACGCAGCAACACTCGGACTCGACGAAATCGAGCGCCTTGAGAAGCGTGGCATACGCCTCGCAGAATCATACGGTGCAGGTTCCGTCTTTAACGAAGAGAAGCCCCTTGAAGGCGTCGTAAGCAAACAACGCATACGAACTCGCAAGGCAGGCGACGTACTGAACATTGGTTCAGGTACTCGCTGCACTTCCTGTGGTATGCTCTACTTTTGCTGGGTCGACAAATGCCGAACGTGCGGAACAAAAATGGAATTCAATTTAGGAACGAAGGAGGAATAAGTATGCGAGTAGCAATACGAAAAGCCCCTGAGGACCCTATGAGGCAAGCGTTACTTGACCAACTACGAAGTCGTTTGAAGGATGCGCCCAGAACAGACATGCAGTCTAAGATTCAACATCTTATGACCAGCGGTATGGGTGAAGAGGACGCTACATCAGTTGCACAACAGCACGACGAACTTATTGCTAAACCAATTGAAGAACGCATGGAACGTATGCGTCGAATGAACCCTGACATGGATGAAGGTCGAATGAGGCGAATGGCGGAACAATATGTCATGAGTGGGGGTGGCAAAGGCGAAGAACTAGAAAAGCCACCTCAATCTCCTGAAAGAATCGGAGAAGAAGAAACTCGACCCTCGCTTGGGCGTGGTATGGAACCCGCAGAACGTGCAAAGTTTTTGCAACCTCAACGTGAAGGCGAAGATGAACGTCGAGCAAAGACTGTTCAAATGGGTACTGATAGCGGCTTTGGTGGCTTTGGTTCTGAAACTATACTTCACGACCCAACTGGTCAGCATCCTCTTTTCTACGGCAGTCCAAGAAAATTACAAGATGCAAAAATAAAGCATCAACAGGCATCACAGCAATTAGAAGAATTGAATTCTAAATCTAAATTTTTAGACCGCAGAGCCTACTTTTTGAGGAACCCTGAGCATCGTCCACGGGAATTTGAATGGTCGTACGAAGGTAGTGGTATGACTGATGATGAATACGAAAGAATGAAAGAGACTCAACCTACGTCTGATGACTTAGCAGAGGCTGAAAAACTTGAAAACATTAGTTACATCATACAAGACGATGCATACAAGCATCAAGCACGAGTAGACGATGCTCAATTTGAAATGGAAAAGCATGGTCCTAAGACTCACTTAAACATAGAACAGTATCTAAATCGAATGTTAGGCGGTGCATCGGCTGGTGCACGTGACGGTCAGTTTGGTGGTCAAGGACGAAAAGGTGGACTCGGTTTAGCCGATTTCCAACGTGCTATACTGGGACAAGAGATAGGTGACATAGGACGTGGACCCGGTGCTCAGCAAGAAGCAATGCAACGTATGGTGCAACTGCATCAAGACGACCCTCAACAGGGTGCTGCAAATCTATTGAACCATCTCAAGGCCGAAGGTCTGATGATTGATATGGAGCGAAGTCCAAGTATGAAAAATCTTGACCTCGGTCCTCAGATGGCAGAGAAAACTAAAGGTCTTGAAGCAATGATTCAGGCGGCTCAAAAGCGTGACGTAGCGTTAGAAGCAGAAAGAAAAGAGTTGTTCGCTAACCCAACTCCTGAAAATATTCAACGTATACAGGACATCGATAGAGAAAGAGACAACTACAGGCGTCAGATAGTTCAACACCAGCAACAACTTGCTGCTGGTCACATGGATGTATTAACGCCCGATATACTTGCACAGCGTGTGTTTGGACAGGGTCGAGACATGAGTCAAGACCCGAAGATTGTCCAACCCGGTCAGGGCGCAGAATCAGAAGATTTGAGATTAGAAGGTGCACTTTCCAACATGATGAATCAACTCGGCTTAGACCAGCAACCTCCTGAGGACGAAAGTGACGGTGAGCGAGCAATCCGAGAGCAACAGATTGTCAGTGCACGAAAACAATTCAGAGATGCACTCAAGCAAGGTATGGACTCAGACGAAGCAATCGAACAGGTTAAGCAATCCATGGAGGACAGCAAGACTCGATTCGCAGGCGAAGCGGCGCCATACGGAGCCTTATCGGTTCGACAACCGAAGTCCGTATCAGGAGCACCCGGTCGAGTTGTACAAGACTTCCCACACGCTCCACAAGGCGAAGATTACACACTCGACGATTCAGATGCACCTGCACGAGAGGCACCTGAAAAACCAAAGTGGATGGATTCAGCAGCACAAGCAGCAAAGGATAGGAAACGATTCGGCGACCCGTTTGGAGACTTTGGTATGCAAGTTCCTGAAAAGAAAGACGAAGATGAGGACGATGATATTCAAACAGGATTCCCGATGGCACTCGGTGAACTTCTCATGAAGTCGGTACACAACCGTCTTTGGTGGCAAGGTCTATGATGGTGAACCATGTACGGGAGATGAGGGGATGACATATGCCAGTAGTATTCTCACCCGGTGAAGCGGAAACCCGCCCTCTCAATCCAGAAGAAATCGTTTACACGACTGCACAAAAAGTCGCTGACTTGCTCGGTATTGGACCGCAAGAAGCAGTTTTAGTTTCATCGGATACAACTTATGCAAGCCTAACCAGCACTACCAGTGTATTTGTAACAGGTTCTGATTATAGAAATCACGGATTTACTGTAGGGGATACTATACTTGTGTACAGTGACGCTGACCCGTTAGGCTTTGAAGCAGCAATAACCGCTATAGCGAGTGATGCTGGAGGCGTGAGGTTATCATTTACTACGTCTACGCCTGTTATTGATTTTTCTTCTTCAAGTAGTCTCGATAAATATCAAGTTGCAGACAATACTTACGTACAAAACACAGCATCATTCACGAACGGCAAAACTCGTGGTGTGACACGCAATCACGTCGAGCAACGTATCAAAGAGGTACAAGACCGCATCGACAACATCACTCACAACGCTTGGCGACCGACTCTTGTCTCAGCCGAGTACATCAATTTCGACACGTACAAACCATATCGACGTCGATACTACACCGATTACGTTGGGACTACTCCACTACTTTACAGGAACGTGCAGCAAATTCTACGACTTGAACTATGGCAAGGCGATGACTATCGTGAGATAGGCGCAGCCGAAGCACGCATCAAATTCGATGATGTGTCTAATTTAGCATCAGCAAGGATATACCTTTCACCCGGCAACGGTACACTTGGTGTTCTTGAACAAGGTACTGCCACAGGACAATGGCGTGATGACTTTGATGCTGGAACGGTTGCACAGAATGTTGCAGACCTTGTCAATAAAGAGGACAGAGTTTCTAAAACAGCAGTAACATTCTTTGGCGGTGCTTCGATTGATACACCCTTTACGCTTGAAGGCTCCACAGAAAACGTCGCAGTGCACAATGAGTTCTTGGCTACGGGCAACGCTGATTATGGAACAGGCGTTGTCAAACTTACAAGTATGCGACGTGTTAAGTCTGGTGAAGTCTGTAGTATGGTAACCACGTCGTCTGACATTGAAATAGACCAAACACAATTGAACACTACTACATTCTCAAGCCTTGACTCAACAACAGTCAATGTAGCATCTACTACAGGATTCGTAAACGCCGGTGTAGCCAAAGATGCAAGTAATAGATGCTTTATCTACACCGGAAAAACTGCTACTTCATTTACTGGCTGTACTGGAATTGACATTAGTTTAGCCTCCATAAGCGGAACGATTACTCAACACTCCTTTGTCGTTGACCTTCAAGGTGGCTCAAGTAGCGGTGATAGTGCAAGGCTCCGTGATTGGTGGTGTGACCACGAGATGGGTATCATTTACTTCAACAACTCGTATCCATTCTTTGAATGGAATGCTGTCAAGGTGTCCTACATCTACGGTGAGCGATACTTGGAAAAGGCCATCGAAGAGGCAGCAACTAAATTCGTCGCTGTCGATTTACTGATGGCTGACGACCGTTCCGTACTCATTCCAGAAGGCAGTCAGAACGTCCCGCTTGCTCAGAAGATTCAGATGTTCAAAGAAGAGGCCAACTCACTCTTGAACAGATACAAGGAGATAGTTCTGTTTGAGTGATGGTCATGGTAAAGGAAGCACTCGACGTCGTCATTGAAAAGTTGGAAGGTTGGAACCGAGCCAACAGTAACAACATCAAGCCAGTTATCGCTGACATCGCTACAATCACGCCTGAGCGTGGTAAGCGTCAAGATTTACAACGCTCTGACTTCGTACTGGTGTACGAGACGGCGCACAACGAAGAAGCCCCTGACTTGCTGTACAACTTCGTTACAACACGTGTCAACATCACAGTCGACGTACGCACAGCCAAGAGTCGTTCGCATCTGCAACTCCTTGAAAACGAGATACGTCGTTTGATTCATGCTGCTCGCAAGGGTGATGCAATCAACTATGACCGTATGGTTTTCAAAACACGAACGGATTTGAGTGACCGTACAAAGAAATTATTCAGACATACCTTTCAAGTAGAAGTGGTTACACTGGCTGAATCAATAGCATGAGGTGATTAGATGGTTGGTCAAGCATACAAGGGTGACGTCTCGGAAGTCCTCATGGGGCACGAGACTGGAATTTTCATCGAGCACGCCAAGCCATGTGGATTTACAACAACATATGTTTCAAGCACACCTGATTTCAATACAATTACATTTACAGGCACAGGCAGTGGAAACAGCACCATATTTGAAAATGCTAAAGCAATTCTCAAAGTACCTGTCGGTATGCTGATTGGGCAGAAGATTAGTTTTCACAAAACAGCAGATGGAGGCGGATATACTAATCATTACTCTGATGGAATGACAAACAAAGTATTCACAATTGTCGACCACACTGTAGAGAGCGATGCGACAAAAATTAAAGTTGTTCCACGATTTGCTACAGGTAGTGTCGTAAGTAACACAGGCGATGCTATGTTCATCCATTCGACAGGTATGCCTACGCTTGCAAGCGGTTCGACGTTTGCTTATACTGACAATGCAGCCACGTCAAGTGAGTTTTCACAAATTGACCAATTTATCGGCCTTGCATCACACATGAAACTGCCTGACACAAAGGTTACAAT